AGCAACTGATTATTCTGTATTTACTGTAACAATTCGTTCTTATAGTGATACTGATAAGAGAAAAGTTGTTTTAGAAACTTACAACAATGTAAACTTAGACCCTGCTTCTCCAAACTATATCGCAAGAAAAATCGGTGATAGATATATGACTATTGATGGTAATGGTAAAATTACTGAATTTGGTGATTACTCAAACAAATCAAAATATGTAAGAGTTGAAGTATCAGCTCAGGGTTCATTCCCTATATCAGCAGCACCATTTGGACATACTGCATATACAAACCCAATTAAAGCAAATAGTAACGCTGAAGCTAGACAATTCCCAGCAATAACTTTCCAAACAAATTCAACTGGAAACACATCATCATCTCCAATTTATTATGCTGGATTTGATTTTGAAACTACTGGTGTATCATTAGATAACAAACAATATTTAAAACCAATTCCTGTAAATGCTGAAACTGGTTCTAACATAGCATTTGCATTTGATTCTCAATTAGCATTTACAATGACTGGTTCGGTTTCATCTGATATGGTTAAAAGACAATTTGTATTAGGATTCCAACAAGGATTTGATGGTTCTAATCCAACAATTCCTGTTAATTTGGGAACTGATATTAGTGCAGCTAACACACAGGGATTAAATTGCGCAACTTCAACAACATCTGGTTCAGTAGCATACTCTAAAGCAATCAACGCAGTATCTAATCCTGATGAATGGGATATTAATATGGTTGTAACACCTGGTATTATAAGAAGTTTACACCCTGCAATTACTACAAAGGCAATTGATATGTGTGAAGATAGACAAGATTGTTTCTACATTGCCGATTTCAACGCATCTGCGGATACGATTACTGAAGCAACTGAACAAGCTAACTCTGTAGATTCAAACTATGTAGCAACTTACTACCCTTGGGTTAAGACTATTGATAGTAACACAAATAAATTATTGAGTGTTCCACCATCAGTATTGTTACCGGCAGTATTTGCACAAAACGATAGATTAGCAGCAGAATGGTTCGCACCTGCTGGTTTAAATAGAGGTGGTATCACTGGAGCAGTTAGTGTATTGAATAGATTAACACACTCTGAAAGAGATACTCTATATGAGAACAAAGTAAATCCAATCGCAGCATTCCCTGGACAAGGTATTGTAGCATTTGGACAAAAAACATTGCAAGATAGAGCATCTGCTTTGGATAGAATCAACGTAAGAAGATTATTAATTACTGTTAAGAAATACATTGCTTCTACATCTCGTTATTTAGTGTTCGAACAAAACACATCAACGACTAGAGCTAGTTTCTTGGCAACGGTAAATCCATATTTGGAAAACATCCAAAAGAAGCAAGGTTTATACGCATTTAGAGTGGTAATGGATGAAACTAACAACACTCCTGATGTAATTGATAGAAATATATTAGCTGGACAGATATTCTTACAACCTGCTAAGACTGCTGAATTCATCGTAATTGATTTCAACATCTTACCAACAGGAGCATCATTTACAGCATAATATAGAAAAAACAAAAAAACAATATTTATTATTACTAAATAGAGACTAACAAAATGGCAGAAATATTAGAATACAATAAGATTTTCTTTCAGAATTTCGAACCGAAAATGAAAAACCGCTTTATAATGGAATTCACTGGCACTGGAATCCAAGCATATACTGTAAAAGCGGCAAATAGACCATCGATTACATTTGAAAAGGTAACAATGGACCATATCAATGTTAAAAGACAATTGAAAGGTAAAGGAGAATGGCAAGATTTAGAGGTAACTCTTTATGACCCAATTGTACCCTCTGCTGCACAAGCAGTAATGGAGTGGATTCGTTTATCACATGAATCGGTAACTGGTAGAGATGGATACGCTGATTTCTATAAAAAAGATATTACTATCAAAATGTTAGGACCTGTGGGTGATGTAATTGAAGAATGGAAATTAATGGGAGCATTTATCCAAGCAGCTAACTTTGGTGATTTGGATTGGAGTAACGCTACTGACCCTGCTAACATTACATTGACTTTATCAATGGATTACGCTATCTTAGAGTACTAATATTCGCTAATTATATAAGAGAAGGGATTTCCGAAAGGTTATCCCTTTTTTTGTTTCTAATTTTTTACTTTTTATGTATTTATATATACAAACGTAAACATTATAAAAGTTATGGCAGAAAGAGAATACGATTTTCCAACGGAAGTATTAGATTTACCATCGAACGGTAAGTTATATCCAAAAGACCACCCATTGGCATCTGGAAAAATCACAATAAAGTATATGACAGCAAAAGAAGAAGACATTCTTTCTTCTCAAAACCTTATTAAAAAAGGTGTTGTGTTGGATAAATTGTTTGAATCTATTATTGTGGATAGAGTAAATCCAGATGATATTATAATTGGTGATAAAAACGCAATATTATTAGCAACAAGATTGTTAGGTTATGGGCCTGATTATAAATCAAGTTTTTATTCATCCGTACTTGGTGATATTGTAGAAGCTAATATAGATTTATCGGCAATTAAAATTAAAGAAGTAGACACATCCAAATTTAATAATACAAATAGTTTTGAATTCACTACACCAATTGGTAAAAACAAAATTACATTTAAAATACTTACACATGGTGATGAGAAGTTAATTGATAAAGATATTGAGGCATTGCAAAAAATAAATAAAGATGTTTCTTACGATATTACTACAAGATTAAGACATATGATTACCGCAGTAGATGGTAACTCTGATGTATCTCATATTAGTAAATATATAAATGGAATGTTGGCTAGAGATAGTAGAGCATTTAGAGAACATGTAAAAACAATCACACCGGATGTAAATATGAAAGTGGAATACACCCATGAAAATGGGGAGGTGGAGGAGGCGCCTGTTTCACTTGGTGTTGGCTTTTTTTGGCCTTCCTCTGAATCATAGTTCTAATATACACACTCAAATATTTGAAATGTGTAACTATGGTAATGGATTTAGTATGATGGAGTTGTATAAAATGCCTACTTATCTACGAAGATTCTATTACAATAAATTAGTAGAAGCAAAAACAAAAGAAAACGAAGCAAGTAAGCAATCTACTTCAGGTAAATCATCAAAAGTTAGGATTAAGAGATAATACTCAAAAATCCTAACTTTTTCTTTTATATCATATTTATAGTAGTATAACTCTAATATTAACAATATGAAAAAATATAAAATATCAGAAGGTAATTTTGATAAATTTTTAAAATTTTTTGGTTTGGCTAAAGCAGAAAGACCTCAAACAATAGATAATTTAATTCAAAATGACCCTACTTTAAAAAAATTAGATAAAGAAATGGGTGATTTAAATAGAAAAGCTGCTGATAGAATACGAAATAATCCTTCTTTTAAAGAAGCATTAAAAAAAGCAGGTTTTGTACCAACCGGTGGATGGTGATTATTAATAAATAAAAATGGCTGAAAGTTTAAATAATAAAATAAAAATTACTCAAGCTGAAGCAAATTCGGCAGATAAAGAGCGTTTAGCAAATCTTAAAAAAATGGAAGATTTGCAACGTACTCTTGCGGAACTTGAAGAAAAAAATGCTAAAGGACAAAAAAAACAAGCCGAATTAATAAAAAAAGAAATTAAAAGTACAAATACAATTCTAAAAGTTTTAGAAAAAGAAGTAGCACTCCAGAATAAAAAAGTAGGAGCTCTTAAAAAACAAAAAAAAATACAAGATGATTTAAATAGTGGTGTAAAATCAGTTGTAGAAGAATATAAAAATTTAGCGCCAGAAATACAAAAACAGCTTGAGTTAGATGGAACAAAAGCTGATTTGTATATGGAATTACAAACATCTATTAAAAACCAGCAGTCAATTCTTAAAAATGGTAATAAAGAAGAAAAAGCATCTGCTGAAAAGAAAATAGAATTATACCAAGATATAACAACTCAAATGTTAGAGCAAGCCAAAGCAGTTGATGAAGCTGATATGGAATTGCGTGGTAAGAAAGAAATTGATTTTAAAATAAGAGAAATAAAATTATTACAGGAAAGAAATAAATTAAGTGAAGAAGAGGCTGAGCGTGCTATTAAAGGATTGGAATATGCTGAAAAGTTAGAAAAAAAAGCAGAAGCATTAACTGAAATAGCTGAAAAACAAGGGGAAATTTTCCATGCAGTACCGGCAGAATTACAAGAAAGTGTAAAGGGTGTAATGGGGTTTGGTAAAGCTTTAGCTGCAGCTGGTATGGCGGCTGGACCACTACTTTTAATAGTAGCTGGATTGGCAGCAGCTGTTCATACTTTTGTTGAATTAGATGAAGCAGCTAGTGACTATAGAAAAAATACGGGTTTAACTGTAAAACAAACTGAACATCTTGACCATCAAGTGCATGATATTGCAATGGAATATAGGTCAATTGGCGTTGCGGCAAAAGATGTGTATGCGGTATCTGAACAACTTGGTAATGTATTTAGTAATGTTGCCCATTTTTCAACAGAAACATTAGGAGCATTATCCGCTATTGTAGCTAGAACGGGTACAACAGCTGAAAACGCTGCAAAAGTACAAAGTGTATTTGAAAGTGTTGGTGGTGTTAGTTCCGAAACAGCCGCAAGTATGCAAATGCAGGTAGCATCTTTAGCTCAACAAGCTGGCGCAGCTCCAAAAGAAGTATTAGATGATATTGCAGAAAGTGCCGAAATTACATCTAAATTTTTTAAAGGAGATATAAATTTACTAAAACAACAGGCAATTCAAGCTAATAGATTGGGTACTACTTTAGCTGGAATTGCTAAAACGGCAGAGGCATTATTAGATTTTGAAGGTGGGATTGAGGAAGAATTGGTAGCAGCAACATTTGTAGGTGGGCAATTTAACTTATCAAGAGCTAGAGCATTAGCTATGGAGGGTAAATTAGTAGAAGCTCAAGAAGAAACATTAACACAAATTCAAAGAAGTGGTGATTTTAGAAAGCAAGATTATTTTACTCAACAACAATTAGCTAAAGCTGCTGGTATGGAAGTTGGTGAAATAACTAAACAACTTAATATGCAAGAAAGACTTGCTCATTTAGGTGAGGAAGAAAAAAAGTTAGCTATGCAAGCGGTTGAAGCTGGATTGGATGTAACTGATTTGACAGATGAACAATTAAAAAATAAAACAGCTGAATTTGCAGAAAATCAAAGAATAACTGGGCAATTGGATGAAATGAAAAATAAATTTGCCGGAATTACAGAAACAGTAGGAGGAGCTTTGATGCCAATCCTATCCGCATTGGCACCTGTTTTAAGATATGCATTATGGCCGCTAGAAATGGCAGCTAAGGGGGTTGCATATTTAGCTGAAGGTATTATAAAAGCAAAAGCACCTGCAATTGCTTTAGCATCTATATTAGCTGGTATGGCTTATAATAGTATAAAAACAGCGGTTTCTGCTATATTTTCCAGTTTAGGACAAATCCCATTTGGAGTTGGATTAGCATTAGCTGGTGCTGCAACTGTTGGGTTGTTTTCAACTCTTAGTAAAGCAGATTCGGCAGTTAAAACAGGTGATGTTATGTCACCAGCTGGTGGTAAAACACAAATATCAACTAAAGAAGGGGGTTTATTAGAGTTATCACCAAATGATGATGTGGTAGCTGCACCTAATTTAATAAGTTCATTAGAATCAAAAAGGCAAGGTGGTACATTATCTCAAATTCAAACTAATTTTGGAACAAATTATACTTCAAAACTAGTTGATAAAATGGATAGCTTAATAGCAGCAGTTTCCGCAAATAAAGATACTTATTTAGATGGTTCAAAAGTTACATCTAATTTAAAACGTGTAAGTGATAAGAGTAATAGAAATAACTTTGCATTAGCATAAAATATAATAAGATGCCAACAATATTAGAATTATTTAGTAGTAAACTAATTGAAACTCCTAATGGATTATTAGAAACTGCTGAAAAGGGTGTAGATTCTCAAAAGAAAACATATAAAATCAATAATGTTGCAACCGATGGTACGGATATATCGGGTCCAATTCGTGCGTTTAATACATTACAATTAAAAGATGGAAAGACGGCAAGATTTACCACAGATATAAATAATAGAGCATTCTCTCAAATAGATACTCCAAATATATTCTTAAAAAACACATCATTTCCTTTAATAAATAAATTAAAGAAAACTACATTCGTTCAAAAAGATGGAGAATCAATTTTAGAAGAAGAGTTAACTGGATTAAGACCTTTACAATTATTATCCCAACCCGTTTTATATGGTACGGATATATTAAAAATAACTGCAAGAGAAGCCCGTTCTACTCGAAAAATGAAATTTGGTACATATGATTATGAAACAGCAGTGCAAGTTGCAAAAACAATACAACCTACAATTTATACACCAACCGGACTTTTTCTTAATGATGAGTTTAGACGAGGTAAAGTAATACAAAAACCTGGATTGTTTTCAAAACTTAGAGGTACACCTGAACAATTATTACTTCAATTAGCGTTATATCCAATTGATACGTTAAAAAAACTAACATCACCAAATGGTACAAAATTAAATAAAACATCAAAAGATGCTAATACCGAAATAATTGTTAAAAATAGTAATACTGGTAATGATGGTAATCCTCTTGAATTATTTAAATATAATACACTTTCGTTTGATACAGATGATGATAGATATACAAAACAATTAAGAGAATATGGTGATGATAAAGATAAAACTGATTTAGCAGGAAAATTAGCTAATATATTATTGTCTGGAATAGAATTAAGTAGTAACGGATTTATATCTTCAAATGCAGCTAAAACACCTTTTAAAATAGGTAAATCAAAATATAAAGGAATTGAAAAAAAATCAACAGGTGAAACCACTGGTTATAAATATACATCAACTTTATTAAATAAAACTGATGCTAGGGGTGATAAAGTTTTTGAAAAAGATTTGAGTTTAGGTGGTTATCGAGGTATGGAAAATGGTGAAGATTTTCTAAATACAAAAACAATATTAAATGAAGGAGATGATATAAAAATTGATTCAGGTCCATATAAAGATTTAGCAACTTTAAAATTTCAATCTGTAGCAACGGGGCAGCGTGTTAGATTTAGAGCAACTATAAGTGGTTTAACGGAAACATTTACACCATCTTGGGAAAGTAATAAATTTGTAGGAAACCCATTTAATTTTTATACATATAATAGTATTGAACGAAGTGTTACCTTTACATTTAAAATATTTTCTTTAAATTACGAAGAACATAAAAGAGCTTGGATTAGATTATCATTTTTAAGTTCATTAGTATATCCACAATCATATATAAACAAAAATTATGTAACACCCCCATTTATTAAATTTACATTGGGTGATATGTATAAAGATAAAGAAGCATTTATCGAATCATTAACTTATACAATTGATGATAATACTCCTTGGGAAATTGGATTGGAGCAAAAGGATATAAAATATGAAGGTGAAAATACCGCAGAACCATTAATTAAGGATTACTATATATCAGCAACTACCGCTGAACGAAGTACTGCGGGTACAAGTTATATATTACCAAAAATTATAGAAGTAGCAATGACACTTAAATTAGTAGAAACTCCAAACGCTGTATATGATGTAGATGGTGGAAAGGGAAGTAAAGTTTTATATGGATTTACGGATTCAAATATTACAAATAATATATTAGCTGCTTTACCTGAACAAAAATTTGGTGACGATAAAAAAATTGATAATACGGATGCAGCTGGTGCTGGAAAGGGTAATAACGTAGCTGGGGCTGAAAACGCTAGTCAAAATAGTGGAAATGCAAATTCATCAACCGGTCAATTGGGTACATCTGCAAATGAATCTAATACCAATTCTACAAATAAATTTGGACAAAATGCTCAAAATTCCATAAGAAAAACATATCCTTAATACTTTATTATGAATCGATATTACAGTAATGATGTTAAAAAAGAAAAAGATGGAAGGGAAGTATATAAACCAAAAATATACCCTAATATTCCATTGATGGATACTGATATATATGTTGCTACCGAAACCGGCGATAGATTGGATACATTAGCTCATCAATTTTACGGAGATTCATCGTTGGGGTGGTTAATAGCATCAGCAAATAATATACACAACGCATCATTTGGTTTAGAAGATGGTACTGTACTAAGAATACCAAAAGATATATCACAAATATTAACACAATTATAAAGTTATGTTCCCGCAATTATCAGACATAGAAGATAAGATTCATTACAAAATACTATCTAGAGCAAAAGGAATAGATGCTAAATTATTAGCTTCATTGAGTTTTGGTTCTGAAAAAGATACCCAACAAATAGAAGAAACAACTGGTTTAAAAAATACTTCGAAGTTAAACACATGGGTTAAGGCAATATCTGGCGCAAAAAGTAAAACCGAAACAGGTAATGGTATGGTATTACAATCTATACAAGATTGGGAAATTTTTAATATAGCAGGTGGGGATAGGGGTGTTAAAAGTTATTACGGAAATATTGATACTAATGCGCCGAGAAGTGGTACAATTGGTGTTAATTTAGATGGAAAACCAATTGAAACAAATACAGCAACAACTGATAGATTATTAAGACCTTCTCCTATTATTAGTGGATTGGAGATAAAAGAAGGGCAGGACCAAATATCAAGAGAATGTACATTATCTATAAAATGTTTTACATTGGCTCAATTGGAAATTATTCAAACTTATTTTATGGAACCTGGTTATACTCTTTATATAGAATATGGTTGGAATACGCCAAATTTAAAAGGACCAATTCCATTAACTTTTTTTGGTAAAAACACACCTGACCTTACTATAATAGCTGAAGCAGCTAGTCGTGGACTTAATTATGATAAATTACATAAATTAAGAGTTGCTTCGGATGGTGACTTTGATTGTTTTCTTGGATTTATAGTAGGTGGTAGTGTTAGTACTGAAAATGAAGTATTTAATGTAAGTGTAAATTTAAGAGGTCAACCGGGTTTACCAACTTACTTACAATCCCAACATAAATCATATAGTTTAAAAGAAGGAAAAGTTGTAGAAGCAGACCCAAAAATACCATATGATTCTACTGAATTAGAAGATGTTGATAATGCAAATAGAGGTGCGGCTGGATATAAAGCAAAGCAAAGATTTAAATATATGTTTAATGATTTAGTTCCACCAAGACAAAATCAAGAAGTAAAAGATTTAGAAATAAAAAATAATCCATTGGTTACTTTGTCTAATTTTATTAATTTTGATAAAACAATTCAATCTAACATAGCTAATTACACAAGTCCGGATTGGCTGGAACGAACTACAAACTATCTTACTAAAGGTCAATCAGCCGATGTGGTTACGATTTCAAATAAAGCAGGAACCATTGTTGAGATTGATAAAAGCGATTTGTTTTCATCCAATAGATTTATAAAAATGGATTTAGCTATTAAAATATTAAATTCAAATAATAAAATTGAGGCTTATACAATTGGAAAACAAAACGTATCTGTTAAAATAAGTATAGATAATTCGGTAATTGGTGCATTTAGATATATGTTTTCAACAAACCCATCAAAATTGTTGATATCTGGAGAAATGCCTGATTTTTTAAGATATTTTTTAAATGCAGATAGTATTGAACATGGTTCTATTGAAAACGGTGTATTTAGACCTGAAAAAATAGTAATAGGTACGCAAATATTTCCACCAACAGATAATAGTATAGATGGTATTAGTTTTGTAAGAAACACCACAACCCCATTTTCAATACCATATAGAGAAACCGCATATCATTGGGGATATTTAAAAGACTTGTATGTAAATTTTGATATGTTTAACTCAAAAATAAAGCAATCAAATAAAACTATTGGTGAAGTATTTTTAGATATTTTAAATGAAATGTCAAGCGCTGTAAATTCATTTTGGAATTTTCAAATTGTTGAAAGTAAAAATAAAAATGGAGACATAATATTAACAGTAATTGATGAAAATTTTATTGGAAGGCCAAATGGAAAACCATCTGATAGAAAATCTTTTTATCATTCCGGAATACAATCTCCATTTTTAGAAAGTAATTTGGATTTATCTATACCGGCTGAAATGGCAAATAAATTAATTTTAAGTAGGTTATCATATTCAAGTAATCCCGATTCACAATTTGCACAAGGTGGTTCTTTTTTTAATTCAAAAACTGATTTATTTTTACAATCAGTACAAGCTTCTAATGTAGGAGCACCACCCCCACCACCACCAAAAACACCCGATGCTGATATAAAAGAGCAAAATAAAAAAGATGCAATAGCTGAAAATGCAGCAGCTCAAAAAAAATTAAAAGATATTGAGGAGGCAAATTTAAACCCCAAACGATTTAGAGTTGAACCTAATGGTGAGCTTACATTTGATGATGATGCTGAAGGAAAAAAATATATTCTTGCAAAACTTGAAAAAATAAAAGCAAAAGAAAAATGGGTGGCAAATGGTGGTGACGCAACTGCTGATTTGGATGCATTGGATTCTGAAGCAAAAAAAGATGCAGCCAAAAATACAGCAAGTGAAAATCTTAAAAAAATAGCATTATTACCAAATCCTCAAGTAATAACAATGACAACGCCTGAAGTTAATATAGCTATAACTAATGTTAGCAAACTTAGAGCATATTTTAGAGCTTATACTCTAAATGATGTTACATATTTTGATATGTTGAAACAAAATGCATTTCAAGATAAACGTAACCAAAATAATTATGGATTATCACATCCATTACCAATAACATATAGATTTAAAACTATGGGTGTTAGCGGAATGAGAAGGGGTGATATGTTTGTTATTGATGGAATACCTTCCAAATATAAAGTTAATGGAGTATTTCAAATAACTGAATTGGAGCAAAGTGTACAGGATTCTTTATGGACTACGTCTGTTACTGGTAAATATAGACAATTTATTCAAAAAATATAATACTATGAGTATAAGTGTGTATGATTATGATAAAATAAATAAAAACGATAATATATTTAATACACCTCGGTTTAAAACATATGCCCCAAACCCAACCAATGATGATTATGCGGTTGGATACATTATGAGATATTTTATACAAAAAGCAAACGATGAAAATGGATACGTTTTTGAAATAGATAAATCATATTTTATTAATTTTGCAGAAAATCCTTTTTATACGGCTGTTCAACTTAATTGGAGAATAAAAGGTAATACAGAAGAAGTGATAAATTCAAATAAGAAATCAATAAACATTTCTTATGAAATAATGCCCGCTTTAAAATTATATTTACCAAATCTTTTACAATTTCACAAAGAAAATTTGGAAAAGTAAAATATTTATTGTATATTTGTAAAAGTTCTTTAATATATGGGGATGACCGGCTTTTGACAGGTATGAAGACTGGTTGTATTGATGCAAGTAAGGTTAGATGGAAACCTTTGAAGACCTATCAAACAATAAGTGCAGACGTAGAATTATCTACAATGACTTTCGGAGATGCTATGGCATGGATGGAGTCTTTCGATTACGCAGTAGCTGCCTAATCGTTCCCGTATCACTCATGGGATTTAAAAAGAAGTGAACATTTAAGTTTACCGAAACTCTAAATCGGTTGGTGGAATCTGCTGAATTAACCATTCGGCCCCAATTCTTTTGGAGTGTTAGTAAGATAAAACACTATCCTAAACTTGTGAACGATTTACATTAG